GAAGGGCCGGACGCCGGCATGCAGCGTGACCGGCTTCTCATCCAGACACACCACTGGTTGTTGCGGATCGTATGGCCGTTCATACGTCTCCAGGTCTTCCTCCATCGCGGCGATGTAGTCTTCATCCTTAGGGGCTGTCAGGAAATAAGTAGAACAACTTTACCGTATTCTGTTTTATACTGTGGTTGATGTATCACAGCGACATTCAGCGCCGATTCCATTCTCTGTCGCCCTTTTTGGACGAGCGGATGCGCCACCTGATGGCGGCTGCCGAGAGTGAGGCTCTCGGGTACGGAGGGATTACCGCAGTGGCGCACGCTACGGGCGTTTCTCGCCGGGCAATTACCGAGGGGATGAAGGAATTGAGTCAGCGGGAGCGGAGTCGCAAAGCCCTGCCAGCGTCGTCTCGAATCCGCCGGCAAGGTGCGGGACGAAAGAGAACCGCGGATAAGGATGCCGCGCTGCTGGAGGATCTGGATCGACTGGTGGATCCGGTCACCCGGGGCGACCCGGCGGACGCCGGGACTGAATCTCGACGTCTTCCGTGAGGCCACCGCTGAGGTGATCGTGCTCAACCCCTTGTAGTCCAGCGACGATCAGGACGAGACGGTACGCGCTCGGCAACGGCGCCGTGGCGGGGCCTGTTGCGTTTTGCGGAAGCCTGCCAACCGCTGCTGATTGTCGTGCATCTGCGGTTTAGGCCGTTATCCGGCCGTCTCCCGCGATCCGCACAGCTGCGGCGGCCGGGCTTCGTTTGGCGGCTGGGTTTGCAGACGAGCAGGGTTGGCGCCCACTTCCGCGCCGCACTCGCCCCCCCACTCAAACAAGCTTATGCCGTAAATCTGGGACAATGACGATGGATGCGCCTTTCGGGCGAGGCGGCGAGTTGCGCCGGCAATCCTGGACGCGAACGGAGCGAGTAGTCGATCAATGTGCGGCATTGCGGGATTCACATACACGAACCGGGCTTTGGCCGGAGAGACGGGGCGAAGGATTACGGAGGCGTTGCGCCATCGGGGTCCGGATCAGCAAGGGGTATATGAGGGAAGTGAAGCGACTCTTTGCGCAGTGCGGCTGAAGATCATCGACCTGGGCGGCGGCGATCAACCGATTGTTAGCGACGATGGCAGTACGGTGGTCGTCTTCAACGGGGAAATCTACAACCACCTCGAGATACGGAAAGAACTGGAGGCGCGGGGGCGCCGATTCCGTTCGCACTGCGACACGGAGACGGTATTGCAAGCGTTTCTGGAGTGGGACACGGCGTGTTTCGATCGCATGCGGGGCATGTTCGCAGCGGCGTTGTGGACGGAGCAGGAGCGGCGGCTGGTGCTGGCGCGGGACCGGATGGGGATCAAGCCATTGTATTATTGCCAGCGGGGCGAGGAATTGTATTTCGGAAGCGAGCTGAAAGCCATTTTGGAACATCCGCAGATTCCGCGGGAACTGGATCTGGAGGGCCTGGATGCATATCTTGGCGTGAACTATGTTCCCGGCAGCCGGACTCTGATCGCGGGAATCCGCAAGGTGCCGCCGGGGAATCTGCTGGAATGGCGGCGGGGCAAGGTAGAGCTTCGGGCGTGGTGGAATCTGCCAGAGCTTAAACCGCGGCGGATTGGGATCGAGCAGGCCAAAGAGGAGCTGGACGGACTGCTGAGGGATGCGGTGGGGGAGCACATGGTGGCGGACGTGCCGCTGGGAGTGTGGGCCTCCGGAGGGTTGGATTCATCCGCTGTACTGCATTATGCGGCGGCGGCCGCGAGCGGGCAACTGAAGACGTTCTCGGTTTCGTTTGCGGGGCGAAGTTTCGACGAGAGCCGCTATTTTCGAGAGGTTGCACGGATTTACGGCACCGAACATCACGAATTCGACTTGAATCCAGAAGCGGAACTAAGGAACGCCATTGAGGCTTTCGCGTATTACTCGGACGAGCCAAGCGCGGACGCGGGAGCGTTGCCAGTCTGGTATCTGTCGCGGATGAGCCGGCGCTACGTGACGGTAGCGTTGAGCGGAGAAGGTGCGGACGAGTTGTTTGCGGGATACACGACTTACCTAGCCGATCGGCTGGCGGGATGGGTTCGGATGACGACGCCCGCGACGGGCAGGCGTCTGGTGCGGCGGTTGTTAGAGCGGTACATGCCGGTGACAGACGAAAAGATCGGGCTGGACTACAAAGCCAAGAGATTCATGGAAGGAAGCCTCCTCGATCCGGACGAAGCCCATTTTTACTGGAACGGCACGTTTTCCGGGGAACAGCGAAGGGGCATTTGCGCGGGGGTGGATGGAGGAGCGCTACAGCGGCTGGTGGAGGCGACGCACTTACCGCCAACCGGCTTGCTATCCAGATACCTGACGCTCGACCAGCATTACTATCTGGCTGACGATATCCTATGTAAGACGGACCGGATGAGCATGGCGCACTCGCTCGAAGTTCGGCCGCCATTTCTGGATCATCGGATCGTGGAATACGCGGCTTCCCTGCCCTCCAAGCTCAAGATCCGCGGCTTTCGGCAGAAGTACGTTCTGCGGGAACTGTTGCGCGGAAAGCTACCGGACAGCATTCTGGACCGCAAGAAGACGGGGTTCGACATCCCGACGCACGAGTGGTTTCGGGGTCCGTTGCGCGAACTGCTGCACGATACATTGAGCGGAAACGTACTGACGTCGGCGCCACTGTTTCGCGAGGCGGCAATTCGGGCGACGATACGCTGCCACATGGAGAGACGTATCAATGCCGGTTACCATCTGTGGGGGCTGTTGACACTGTTTCTATGGATGAAGCGATGGAAGGTAACCGTTCCCTGCGCGGAAGATGCGGCTCGAAGACCGGCGACCACGGCAGCGCAGTAGACACAGGGAGTGTAGCCGGTGGGAAATGCCGGTCCTATGAGCAATATCAGCCTCGAAGCCCAGCCATTTCAATGAGTTCCCTCCCAGACACCCAAGCCAGACTCGATAACTAAATCGCGGGGCGCGGAGCGACTTTGCATCCGTTCCGGCGGGCGCGTACCAGCTCACCGGAATGGGTCACAGATTTATCGAACTTTTCTAAGTAATCTTTTCAATAACTTAGGGCGAAGCCGGCACAGATGCCGACGGAGCCGATGATAGCCTCAAATCAGGAAGAAGAAGGCTGTGGCCTCGCCGAAATGGCGGGGCCTTTTTTGTTTGGGTGATACACGATGAAGGATACACGCCACGGCGATACAGTTGCCATGACCGGCTACGAGGAAGAATCGCAAGCCTCGGAGGCGTCGGGGGGGCGTACGCTGTTGAAGTTCCTCACGACTTTACGAACAAACCTTGAAACGAAGCTAGAAAAAGAAGAGGTGAAGCCCTCGATTGGCGATTATCTAAAAGTGTTGCAGCTCGAAAAAAACTTTGAGGAACAGCCAGAGGAGATTCAGGTCAGGTGGGTAGAGCCAGAAGAATCTGCCGAAGAAACATAGCTTACGACCCGCTGCCGGCGCAGCGGGCGTTCCATAAATCGGCAGCGCCATTCAAAGGATTCTCGGGGCCGATCGGGAGCGGAAAAAGCCAAGCGCTCTGTCAGGAAGCGATTCGCCTCACGTACTTGAATCAAGGGCGAATGGGTCTGATCGGATCTCCGACCTATCCCATGTTACGAGATTCGACGCAGGCAGCGATTTTGGAAATACTCGACGCCAACCACATTCCATACGAAATGAACAAGGCCGAGAACACGCTGGTGTTGAGCGACACGCGGTCGCGGATCGTGTTTCGCGCACTGGAGGACTTCGAGCGGTTACGCGGGACGAACTTAGCATGGTTCGGTGTAGACGAGTTGACCTATACGCAGGAAGGAGCATGGCTGCGACTGGAGGGACGTTTACGGGATCCAAAAGCGAAGCGGTTATGCGGTTTTGGGGTGTGGACACCCAAAGGATACGACTGGGTTTACCGGAAGTTCGTACACAGTCCGGCCCCCGGGTACGAGTGCATCTTGGCGCAGCCGCGAGAAAACCGGCACCTGCTGGAACACGTGCCGGATTTTTACAAACGGTTGGAACTCAGCTACGACGACCGGTTCTTTCGGCAGGAGGTGCTGGGCGAGTACGTGAACATGGCGGGGAGCCGAGCTTACACCTCTTTTTCGCAACACGACCACGTCACCACACTCAGCTTAAATTCATGGGAGCGATTGTACTGGGCCTTGGACTTCAACGTAGACCCGATGAGCTCGGTAATCGCGCAGGTTGTTGGGAATCAAATACGGGTGCTGGATGAGATCGTCCTTCGCAGGGCGACCACACAGGAAGCGTGCGCGGAGTTCCTGAAGCGGTATCCGCGACACGACGTTGGTGTGGTGGTATGCGGCGACGCATCCGGGAGCAATCAGCAGACGACAGGGTCGGCAGATTACGACATTATCAAAGAGCACCTCGCGACCAACTCACACCTGAAGGTAGACTATCACGTGGCAAAATGCAATCCGCCGGTGAGGGAAAGAATAAATCTGGTAAACGCAAAGCTCCGGTCCGCCTCAGGTGTAATCGGATTGTTTATCGATGAAAAATGTAAAGAACTGATACAGGACTTTGAACAAGTGACTTATAAGACAGACGGTTATCAACTCGATAAAGACCGCGACCGGATGCGGACGCATGTTTCGGACGCAGTGGGTTATCTGTTGTGGCAGGAACTGAAGCCACTGCCACAGATTGGCGGGCAACCCCAGCGGATGCTATGACAACGAACACGATCGACCGGGAACACCCGGAGTATACGGCGAACAAAGACATGTGGCGACGCTACCGGGACCTCTACGTTGGCGGCGAGCAGTTGCGGAAGCGGGCGGCGGACTACCTGGTGCGGCGCCACAAGGAGCCGGGCGACATCTACCTGGAGCGCCTGGCACGGGTGTTCTACCAAAACTATATCGGCTCGATAATCGATTGGTACGCGGCGACGCTGATGCACGCGGCGCCGACGATTCTGCTGGAGGGCGGCGACAGCGCGGCTCAAGGCTACTACAGCGTCCTAAGCAACGATTCCGACCTAAAAGGCACGTGCCTGACGGAGTTTTTGAGGCGAAGGTTTGTGGATGCTCTGGTTTGCGGAAGGAGCTACATGGTGGTGGACTTTCCGCGAGCGACGGGGAAAGCCCAGAGCCGGGCAGAGGAAGACGCCCTGGGGCAGTCACGGGCCTATCTGACCGACTACAGCGCCGAGGAAGTTATCAACTGGTCATACGACAGCGACGGAACGTTGGAATGGGCGACGATACGAACGAGTTGCTTGCGACAAGTGCCGGGAGCGGCGGCAAGTTGGGAGGAAGAAACTCGGTGGATTCACTATGACCGCGAACAGTATGCAGTGTTCAGTCGGGCGAAGGAAACGGGTCCAATTGACATTGTGGATGAAGGGCTGCATGGGCTTTCGACCTTACGAAAAGTGCCAGTTTTTCAGATGCGGGTGAGTGAAGGGCTTTGGCTGATGAACAAAGCGGCACTGCTTCAACTGGAGCACTTCAACAAATCGAACGCACTCTCGTGGGCGCTGACGATGGGGCTGTTTGCGATGCCGGTAGTGTACTCAGACCGGCCTTGGGCGGACATGGTGGGCGAATCCTATTACATCCAGCTTGGGCAGGGAGACCGATTCGGCTGGACCGAGCCGGAGGGGAAGGTTTACCAAATTGCAGCGGACAACCTGACTCAGTTGAAGGACGAAATCTACCGCGTTTGCTACCTCATGAGCCAGGCGACGAGCGGAAACACCCAACAATCGGGCCTGAGCAAGCAATTGGACTTTGCCACGACGGACGAAGTGCTAGGGGCTTACGGGGCGATGGTACGGCAGAGCATCAAGCAGGTGCTGGGGGCGGTCGCGGCAGCCCGGCAGGACGGCGTGATGCCGGACGTGGCGGGGATGGATGAGTTTGATATCGACGATTTTGGGACGTCGCTCGAAAACGGCGCGAAGTTGCTCGCGCTGGGAGTACCATCGGACACCCTACGGCAGCAGGTGTTCAAGCGTCTGGCATTTCAATATCTGGCCGACGCGAGGCAGGAGGTGCGCAACCGGGTTGCGCAGGAGATCGACAGCGGGATCAAGGCAGGAAGCTAGGCAGGAGCTGAGAGGCGTTCATGGAAGAGACCGACGTTCAAGCGATCGTGAGACAGGCGATCGACGAGTTTACCAAGACGGAACATGCGAAGAGCGAACCGGCTTATAAGGCGGAATTGCACGAGGAGCGGAGGCGCCGCGAACAGTTGGAAAGGAGGGTAAACGAGCTAGTAGAGGAGAACCGGCGAAGCCAGAAGGTGGCCGAAGAAGCGGAACGAGGCTCGGCAGTACGGAGCGAGTTACAGCGCTTGGGTGTAAGTAAGGTCGATTTGGCATTCAAGGCCGTTCAGGACGAGATCGTCCGGATCGGCGACGGTCGATTTGTGGGACGAACCGAGGCCGGGGACGTTCCAGTGCGGGAGTATCTGGCGACATTTGTAAACGACAACCCCGAGTTCTTGCCCGCACGCATCGCCGGGGGGACAGGAATGACGGCGACCCAGAAGGCGGCAGTTTCCTCGGCGAATGACATCCGCATCGATCGGATTCGGCCGGGAATGCGGCCCGAAGAAATGCAGCGCGTCCGGGAGGAAATTGTGCGCGTGGCTACACAGGCTTTAAAAGGGGCCTGACAGTCATCAGGGGCGGGCCAGACGGTTCTGCCTACCAAGGCATACGGGAACGGGGAGGAACCGCCTTTTAGGCCGTGAGGCCGCGGACGGCTCAGGCTCTCGAGACCAACAACTCACATAACTTAAGGATACAGAATGGGATCTATTACTTCGACGAACGTCGCAAACGCGATTGTAAAACTGGTGGCGGCGGACGCTTTGCCGGTACTGGTAGGGAACCTGGTGATGGGTAACCTGGTAAACCGGGACTATGAGCCGGTGCTGGCGAACGCCGGCGATACGGTGAACATACCGATTCCACCGACGATGGTAGCGAATAACATCGCCGCCGGCGGGACCGTAACGCCGCAGAACCCGAGCTTGGGGAATGCGCAAATCGTGCTGAATACGCACGTAGAGGCGACTTTTCAAATTCCGGATGTAACTAAAGTGCTGGCAGTGCCGGACCTGCTGAAGATTTACATGCAGCCGGCGGTGGCGGCGATTGCAGAAAGCATCGAAACAAACCTGCTAGGCTTGTACGCGGGTTTCACCACAAATACTCCGGTCGGAACGCCGGGAACGGCACTGACGGAGGCGACGGTGGACGCGGCGGAGACAGCCTTGTTCTTGGCCAAAGTGCCGCCGTCGGCGCAGAAGTTCATCGTGGTGAACGCTGCTGCGTATTCGGCGTGGCGGCAGATTCCGCTGTTTGAGGAGTTTCAGACAGCCGGAGCGGCCGGTCTGGCGGCGCTGGTCGACGGTACGATCGGCAAATACAAAGATTTCTATGTGTTCCGCTCACAATATGTGCAACAGACCGGCACGGCCCCAATAAGCACGCACAACCTGGCGTTTACGCGGGACGCCATCGGCCTCGTGATTCGACGTCTGCCGCAGCCTTTGCCGGGAACGGGCGCGATCGCAGAGTACGCGGAGCTGGGAAACTTCGGCATGCGGGTGGTGATGAGCTACCAGCCAAACACCCTGGCGCAACAATTTACCGTGGACGTACTGTATGGGTGCGGAGTGCTGCGGAACGCAGCGGGCGTGCAAGTCAACACGTAGGAGTCCGGGACCAGGGCCATAGCACTGCAAACAAGAGCAGGGGTGGGTTGAGGAACCCGCCCTTGCCATTTTCATCAAGGAGAGAGATGGATTTAAGAATCTATTACCAAAAAATCCGCGACACCCAGGCCAAGATTACGGATCCGTGCCCGGTGATTGTGAGCCGCGAGACGCCGGACGGCGGAAAGGAAGGAACGCTCACCGAGGTTCCCGTTGGAATCGCGGCGAAGATGGTCGTGGATGGCGCGGCGCGCCTAGCGACCGCCGAAGAGACACGAACTTACCGGCAAGCTCAAGCGGAGGCCAAACGCATCGCAGACGAGGCGGAGGCCGCCCGCAAGATACAGGTCACATTCGTGAGTGCATCGGAGCTAGACCGGCTCCGCGGCGCGCAAAAGTCCAATAGAGGGTAGGCAAGCATGGCGCTATTCGTAGATGGACCAGCCGACGGACTCGAGGAACTTTCGGCACAGGACTCTCAACTGCTGTCCGTTGCAAGCCTCGAAGGAATTGATGTAGCGGGGAAAGCGCGCGTCGCCCGGGAAGAGCTCGAAATCGAGCTGGAGGCGCTTCTGCGCCGTTTCAGCTACTCGGGAAGGTCCCTATGGTCAGAGGCACCACCTGGTTTGGAGCACATTGTGGTAACTCGCCCGTTGCGCCTATGGCATGTCTATCGGACAATTGAACTGGTCTACGCTGATGCGTACTACAGCCAATTGAACGACCGATACGCCGAAAAGCGGGCGCAGTTTCACCAACTTGCATGGTGGGCAAGCGACAAGCTGATTCACGCAGGGATAGGATTGGTCTCACTGCCGCTGAGAAGAGGTGAACCGCCAATCGTCACAAGCGCACCGGGAAACCTCGCAAACGGTACTTACTACGTCTCGACGGGGTGGGTAAACCGGTCGGCGGAAGAAAGCGCCGGAACCGCACCGACTGCATTCACGGTGACGGGCACGAGCCTGATGGTACAGCCGTCTCGCGCACCGGAATGCGCCACGGGATGGCAGGTCTACCTTGGGACTTCACCGGGTGTTCTGATTCGGCAAAACGGAACGCCGATCGATCTAAACTCGACATGGATTCAACCGGACTTCCTTCTGAACGCAGGGGCGAGGCCGAGCCGCGGCCAGGAGCCGAACTACATCCAGCCGACGTCGCGAGTGTTGGAGAGAGGCTAATGACAGGGAGTGTAGCGGGCGCGACCACAAGTAAGGTGATGCAGCTCATTACGTCGGACTCAGGGGTCAATGCCACCTTACAATCAGCGAGTATGCCGGGGCCATTGCCGGTGGAACTTATCAGCACGCAGCAGGTGAGCGCACAGAATGTCTCAGTAGAGATTAGCGACCGGAGCCAGGCTTTACATTATCCTCTGCTGCAGGTTTACTGCGAGAAGGTAAGCAACCTACTGGAAGAGAAGTTCCGGACGTTCTCGGGAAAGGTGCAGATGGCGGTAGAGATTCGACATTCTCAGGACCGCATCGACGGGTTGGAGGCGGCACTGGGCTGCTATGCGGACGCGACGATGCAAGTGCTGGACTTCAGCCGAGGGGATTGGGGCGACGGCATGTATTACGTGGGTGGGTATCAGGTGGCCTTCAGCGCGGTGAAACACGGGGGCAAGAATTTCGTGCAGTCGGCGAAAGTGATTTTCGAGATTGGAGTCAGCATCAACTAGTATGTCATACATTTCTTCCAATGCAAACCGTTTCTACACGGCGCTGGAAAGCGGATATGGTAACTTGGCCACGGTTTCGGCCAGCAACCGGATTCCGGCGGTGAAACTGACGGTAAGCCAGAAACTGGCGGTCACCGAGCGCAAAGACAAGACGGGAAGCCGCACTTTCACGGGTTTACCCGTTGGGGGACAAAAACAGACGAGCTTCGCATTGAAGACCTATTTGACAAACTGGGTCAGCGCGAACGGAAGCCCGTCATACGGGCCGCTGTTTCAGGCGGCGTTAGGAGCTTCTCCGGTATCAGGAACACCGGGTGCGGTCAGTTCCGTGGCGGGCGCAACGTTGGCGTTTTCGGAGCCACACGGATTGAGTATCGGCCAAGCGGTAGCGACGGCGATCGAAATCCGGTTTGTGACCGCAGTGACGGACCTGAACACGGTACAGATCAACGCCCCGTTCACCAACGGACCGCAGCCCGGGGCGGACTTGTCGACGGCCATCACTTACCAGCCAGCGACGGAATTGCCAAGCGTGACGCTGTACGATTATTGGAGCCCGGCCACCGCAACGCAGCGCTTTCTGGCAGGGGCCGCGGTGGACCAGATGGCGATTGACGTCAACGGAGACTTTCACGAATTCAGTTTTAGAGGAATCGCGCAGGACGTGCAGGACAACTCGAGTTTCGCGCCGGGCAACTACGAGTTGGAGAGTTATCCTCTAGAGCCTGCAGTCGCGGCCTTTGATTATTCGATCGTGCCGGGAAATCTGGGGCAAGCCTGGCTGGGTGCGGCGCCCAGCCAGTTTTTCACGGTGACGGCTGCGTCTATCGGATTGAGCAACGATTTGGATGCGCGTATGAACGAGTTCGGGTCGAGCGTGCCCCAGGCGATTGCGCCGGGCCAACGAAGGGTGGCTGCGACGCTGTCGCTGTACAGCCAGGACGACAGTGCGACTCAAGCGCTGTATACAGCGGCACGACAGCAATCGCCCATCAGCGTGATGTTTCAGTTGGGAGACACTCAAGGGCAGATGATGGGAGTTTACTTGAGTTGCGTGGTGCCGGTCGTCCCGCAATTTGACGATTCCAAGAACCGTCTGCAATGGAGCTTTCAGCCATCGCGGGCACAGGGCACAGTGGACAACGAAATCGCGGTGGCATTTGCGTAAGCCATGACATACGAGAGCGAGCGGATAGTGGAATCGCAGGTCGCCGCCGGAGTGCGTTTTCGAGTGGCTCGGGTATCGTTCGGGAGGCGCATGGAACTCATGCGTGAGGTGCGCGAGCTAGCGCGGCGTAAAGAGTTTCTGGAGAGCGGGCAAGACGCGGAAGAACGGATGGAATCGGCGCTTTTGCAGGGAGAAATAGACAGACTATTCGTAAAGTGGGGTCTACGGGCCGTCGAGGGGCTGGAACTAGACGGCGAGGCGGCGACACCCGAGTCTCTGGCAAAGACGGGCCCCGAGGACCTATTTCGGGAGGCGCTCGAAGCGGTAAGAGCAGAAGTGGGACTGGCTCCCGACGAACGAAAAAACTAATCGCCGCCTTCCAGTTTTACCTGTCGAACCAGGCCGGATGGAAGTGCGGGGTGTGCAGAAAAGCCGGTCTGGAAAGGAAGCGGCGATGCGGCTGGCTTGCATCGAAAGGGCCGCACAAGGGCGAGGCCCCGGGTGAAGTCCAGGGCCGGCCCGTGTGGGCCCGTGGGGATGTAGTTCTACACGTCTGTCCAACGTGGTTCATCACGGCGGAGAATACGGAACTAGTGCAGGAGTTCTTTGTGCGAAAGCGACTGAGCGGGTTCGACCTAGCGACGTTGAGCGCCCGCCAGGTGGAGGCGTTCGCGATACTCGATAACGCGTGGATAGCAGAGATAAACAATGGCCAGCAAAACACAAGATGAGCTGCTGAATACGTTTCTGGCGGTGTCGGGAGACCTATCCCGAAGCCCGGACGATAGCACGCAAGCACTGACCAACTACGCAGCAACAGGAGGTAGCGCGGCAGCGACGTCGGGCGGTCAGGATGTGGAGGGCGGGCCGATCACCCAAACATCGAGCAGCGGGGCGGGGAGCACGGCGGAGTCGGTTGCGACAAGCGTGCTCGCGTCGGGTTTTGGGGTTGTGCCACTTATAGGCGGGCTGCTGGGGCTGTTCGGCGGTGGATCGGCGAGCACTTCTCCGCCGCTGCAATACGAGATGCCAGCACCGATCTCATTCACCAGCGCCGACACGGGGAGCGGTCTCGCGGCGATGGACTACGACCAAACGGGGCTACCGCGGCTCTACGATCCGACCGGCAGCAACCAGCCAGGTTCCGCGGGAACTCAAGGCGGGGGGACTACGGTGCAAAGCGGATCGAATACGCAGGCATCGAGCCCGCAGGCATCGACCACGGCCTCGCCGCAAGTAACCGTCAGTGTGCAGGCAATGGACGCACAGTCGTTCATGGACTACAGCGGGCAAATTGCGAACGCCGTGCGTAGTGCGATGTTGAACATGAGCTCGCTGAACGACGTCGTCAACGACTTGTGATATGGCAACCTTTCCAACGCTAAAAACAGGCGCGGTGGCGCAATATCCCGCGCAGCGACGGCTCCAGTTTCAAAACCAGGCGCTACGATTTGTAGACGGAAGCGAACAACGATATCAGGACTCGGCGAGCGCACTCCATCGATGGGTAATCCAGCTCAGTCTGCTGGATGAAGGTGAGATGGCGGCGATCGACCACTTCTTCCTAGCCAATCAGGGGCGATTCCTGAGCTTCGCATTCACCGACCCATGGGACGGAACGGCATACCCAACGTGCCAACTCGCAAGCGACAGCGCCGCCCTGGCATCGATCGATACGATGAAGGGCAAGACAACAGTCACGATTATAGAAGTTCGGAGCTAAGAATGCTCACCTACCCACAACTTGCAACTGGCGCGCTGACGCAGTACGGGATCGTCAAGGTACGACAGGAGCGGACCATTCAAAACACGATGGCGGACGGAAGCGTGATCGCCGTAGCCGATCCGGCAGGGGCGGCCGTGCAGTGGAAGCTGCAGTACACAGCGCTCAGCGACACGGAGCGCCAGACGCTGGAGCAATTCTTCACGGCGGCAGTGGGAACGCTGAACGGGTTTACCTTTCTGGACCCCTCAGGCAATTTGCTGGCCTGGAGCGAGGACCTGACCAATGCGGTGTGGAGCCCAGCCCCGCAGCTCGCCTTGACGGGTGCAATTCAAGACCCTGAAGGCGGCACCAAGGCGTGGCAACTGACGAATAACGGCGCCGGCGGCCAGAGCCTGACTCAGGTGCTGAACGTGCCGACGACGTATACGTACACCTTCAGCGCCTATCTGCGCGCGAACCAACCGACGAGCGCAATGCTGCAACTTGGCGGGGCGACGGCATCCGTCACGCTGTCCAATGCGTGGAGCCGGTATCAGATCACCGGAAGCGGAGACGCAACAGCGACATACATAACCCTTGGCGTCGGGGTTCCAGCCGGAGCAGTCGTGAGTCTGTTCGGTCCGCAGGCGGAAGCACAGCAAACAGCCTCCGTCTACCAGCCGAGCACCAATGGCGGAATCTACGACAATGCACGGCTGCAAAGCGATTTCCTGACGGTTACGACGAGCGGCGTCAATCGACACTCGGCAACGGTGAACATTCTGTACTATGCAAACAATCTCTGAGCTGAAAGAACAGGCAGTCACCGAAACACCCCTGATGCTATTCGACTGCACGCTGGCAGACGGAACTCTGGAGCACTGGAGCACGCACGGAGTGACAGTAAACGGGACCGCGTACGCAGCGAAAGTTCTCCGTCACAGCGGCTTTAGCGTTCAAACAGCCTCCGACCAAGGCGTCGACGGCAGCCCCACGATCGCAGTCTTGCTTGCAAACGCAGACTCGCACTTTTCTGAGCTGGAAATCGCAGTCGGATGGCGGGGGGCGCTGCTGACCGGTAGTTTCGTCTTCTACGACCTCGTAAACAATGCTCCAGTCACTGACGCGGCCGTCGTTTTCCAAGGCATTTGCAATCCGCCCGATCAAATTCAGGAGTCCACGTTTCGGCTGTCCGCAACCAACCGCATGAGTTTACAGCGGCTGTGGCTGCCGGAGGTCCGCATTCAGACGAGGTGCCCCTGGGCGTTTCCATCCACCCCGGCGCAACAACTTGAGGCAGTGAACGGTGGCACCGACGGGCAATACTCGCTCTTTTACCGGTGCGGTTATTCAGCAGGTCAAACCGGCGGCACCGGAAACCTAAATAACGGAACTCCGTTCACCTCGTGCGGCTACGTCATGAGCGACTGTCAGGCGCGAGGCATGCAGCTACGATTCGGCGGACTGGACTACGTCCCGCCGGCGATTGAAGTGCGCCCGTATGGAAAGAATTCAGAGACGTCGGCGCTGTCCGTCAACCAAGCACGATATAACGACTATGTCCCTATGGTGTACGGGACAGCTTGGTACTACCCCTTAGTCACCTTCGCGCGAAACGACGGAAATCTGACGCGAATGGAAGTGCTGCTTGGCATCGGGCAGATGCAAGGTGTCGTCACGGTCCTGGTGAATGGGATTCAGATACCGCTGGGCGTATCCGGCACGAACATGACGGGGACGGGGTGGTACAACGTCATGACACTGGGAACGCGGGACGGGGCATTCGATCCGAACTTTACTACCAGTAACGGGCAGCCGGCCGGGGACCCGTACGGAAGCATGGCTTACCTTTCCGTGGTGGTGCCCAACAGTATCGCCAACGGCAACACTCTTCCGACGGTGGAAGTCCTGGTACAAGGGCTCCTAATACCCGTATACAACCCAGACGGAACATTTGACAGTAACGCATTCAGCGCCAATCCAGCTTGGATCCTGTTGGACGTTCTAAGCCGCAGCGGATGGTCGGCCAACGAAATCGATCTAGTGAGCTTCGCGACAGCCGCGGCTTATTGCGATGAGCAGATCAACACGGTCGATCTCAATGGGAATGCCATCACGATTCCGCGGTTTCAGGTCAATCTCGTGCTCCAAAACCGCCGGAGCGCCGGCGACATGGTTCGAGGGATTCGCAACGCCGCGCGGCTTTACCTGACCTATGGGCCGGCCGGAATCCTCCAGTTAGTGGTGGAGAACTCGCTAGCCTTGCAGCAGCCGACACAGTCGCCCACATCCAACAGCACGACGCAGTTAAACGGCGGCTGGCCGGTTTATGAATTCGGCGACGGCAGCACCGGCGTTTCCGGGATCTTGAGAGACCAAACCGGAGCGGCAAGCGTTACGGTTACCTCACGGAGCGTTGCAGATACACCGAATTGCTACACGGTAGAGTTTCAAGACGCGCTCAATGGTTATCAGCAGGACAGCTACACGGTAGTGGATCCGGACGACGTTGCACTGACCGGACAACAAACCAGCGCTAGTCTGCTGGCGCTAGGCCTTCCGAACTACGACCAAGCAGCGAGGATCTTGCAGTTCACCCTCGCCAAGACCCTTAGCGGAAATACATACATTCAGTTCGATACCAGCATCAAGGCCTTTGGAATTCGGCCCGGCGACATCATCACCGTTACCTATCAAAAGGAAGGCTTTAACCGGCAACCGTTCCGTGTGTACAAGATATCGCCGGCAACCAACTATCGGACGGCGACTATCTACGCGCAGATCCAAGATGACGCCTGGTACTTAGACACGAACGGGCAAAGTTCGGCCGCGCCAGGCACCACGAATCCATCCCAGGCGGGGATTGGTTCGCCCAAACCGCTCATGGGTGCGGTGCTGGATGCGTATGGCGACGTCGAGTTTGGAGTAACCGAAACGGACACGGTCGCGACCGACGGCACCACTCAAATGTACGTCCAGTTGACTTTCGACCCGCCTTCGACGAGTTCGTCGAACGGGCCTGGAATACCGCTGGTGAACTATGCGGCAACACTTGGTACGGGCGGCACATTGGCGAGCGGGGAAATCCTGTACTACGCGGTTTCCGGAGTCGATGGCTCGGGTAACGAGGGCGGCCTTTCGTTCGTGGTGACGGCGGTCATACCACAAGACAATAGCAGTGTAACCCTTTCAGGCTTGAGTTTCACGCCGGGAACCGCATCCTTCAACGTATACCGCGGCGTTACGCCAGCCAACCTGCTTCGGATCGCGACGACCGTGCCGCTGGCGACGAGCTTTACCGACACCGGGCCAAACCCGCAATTGGTGCCCCCGCCAGACCCTAACTTCGACCACGCGAACTTCTACTGGAGAATGGAAGTTCAACCCGAGACCGCGGCGACGATATACACGAGCAACACGATTGGCAACGGCGACCTCGAAATGACGGCGAATCAGTATCGCGGCCTGACCGTGCGCATCACGCGGGGCACGGGAGCAGGGCAAGAACAAAGCATTGCCGCTAACGGCACAACGGTGATTACGACGACCGCGCCCTGGATCGTTCCGCCGGATGCCGGCAGTTATTTCGTTGTAGCCGAAAGCGGGTGGAATTTTGGTGCGCTGACCCAAAGTAGTCCCGTTTCCTTCCAGATCCCCAATCTGGGGGGCGAGACCGTCCACTTGACCGGGCGTGCCGCGAACGTCTTGAATCAAGAGCAGGACCCGACACTGGCGATTGTGACGCGGTGGCAGATTGGTGGTGCGGCGGGCGGAGATTCCGCAGCGCCTTTGGTGCCTTCATTTGCGCTGAACGCCGCGTCGAACGGCGCTGCAGTCTTGAGTGGGATTGGATTCGCGAGTTTGGAGAACACGGACTCCATTTCGTCGGCAACAGTGACGTTGCACTATTGGAACGAACTAAGCTCCACGCCAGGTACGACGCTTGCCAACAGCATGGCGGCGACCGACACGGTTTTGACGCTGACTGTTGCAGGCAGCGCGGCAACGGGAAGCATACTGCAAATCGACGGAGAGATTCTGACGGTTACGGCGGTGGCCAACAACGGAACGGAGTACAGCGTGACGCGAGGGTCGGACGGGAGCCCGGCGTCGGCACATAACGCTGGGGCCGTAGTCTACCAACTGAGCTCCATGACGGTGATTGTGCCGTTTCCCGAAGGGTTCTTTGGAAGCCCGTATTGCGGAAGTTGGAGCTACCCGATTCTTTTACCGGATGTGAGAATCGGCGGCGCCGAGCTGTGGGTCACGAATCGAATTGGCAATAGTCCAACTGCCAGCGTTTGTTTCACGAACACGGTTGACGAGGGATTGCGAACCTTGAGCGGAGGTCAATACTCCATACAGGTGGATGGCTGTTTGGCTATCGATCAGTTCGCCGCGCCGGCTCTGGTTGTTGATACATCGCACTCCGTGCGAGACGTTTTCGGGATTCTGGGTACGGCCGCGGACGTAGCAGTCAACTTGCAACTGAACCTCAACGGCGCATCGTGGTGCCAGCTCAGCTTTGCCGCTGGGGCGATTGTCTCAACCACAGTGGATGGGTTTGGCCTGCCGGTGCTCACCGCGGGAGCACAGCTAACACTTTCGGTGCTGTCGGTGGGGCAAACCTATCCGGGCGCGGACCTGACCGTGATCGTGCGACTCTGATGGGCGTAACCCTCTCAAAACTGACGCCGAACCGCGATCTCCAGTGCTATTTTCAAGAGCCCACGGCGATTGCGGCGTTGAGCCGGACTAGCCCGAACGGATTCACCGTATCCGGGTGCTGGCGACAGCAATTCGACTGGGCCGTGGTGGAATGGAACCGTGACAATGTGTTCGAGCATCCAGCTCTCCGGAACCTACCGGATGGCGATCTCAGCGGATTGGTGCTGGCGTACCAGGAAACCCGGGCCAATTGCATCGCTATGGACTCCACCTGGTATCCGACAGTCGACTGGCCGTATCTTCGAATCTGGGCGGACGCTGGAGCTACAGAAACCGTTTACAAGGTTCCGCTGATCAACTATGCTACTGCGATCGGCAGCGATACGCCGGCGACAGCGCAGATGACCCTTCAAGGGACTATAACCGCACTAGACTACATCGAGCTGGAGTGGCTTGACCAGCATTTCAACTACCAGGTAACCGGAAGCGACGATCTCAGCAGCGCGGCGACCGAACTCGCGGCGATCATTAGCGGCTTCTATGTAAGCGGCGCGTCGGAGGTTAACGCCACCGCGAAAGGGGCGGTCATCACCTTGACCTACTACGGCTCGGCGGGCGCGAATGGTAACACTGTAGGCGTCTACGGCACCGTTCATGGCGCCGGAACAGAAACGTGGAGTCCCGCTTGTACGTTGTTCAGCGGAGGCGTTTCGCCAGAGAGTTGGCAGGTAAACCTGAAGTTCAGTGCACTCCAGGGGTATCAAGTTAACTCAGATGGGTCGCTGACAGCGGTTTCCGGGATCCCGACAACAAACGTGCGGAAGTTGCGCTGGACCTGGGCTGCCGACGTGCAGGCAGCGAGCTTCGAAAGAAGTGAGTTTTCAGTTGTTGTGGCGAACTGGACTGTTAGCGGAACCAATCTTACATACAGTGTGGCGGGTCCGGGTAGCCGACGAATTGAGGACGATTCGACCGAACTGGTGTATACGGGATCATGGGCAAGCTCGATCGGCAATTTTTCCGGCGGCTCGATTCATTACACGACGAAAACGGCGGATTCGGTGCAGTGCCAATATACGGCTAACGCGCAGCACACCTTGTATTTGGGCACGCGGATGGCTGGCAACGTCGGAACCGCCGACGCGCAGATCGATACGGGCGATCCGATCGCGTTGAATCTGGAGATGGCTGGAGAGGACGTATTGGTACGCGTTGCACTGGGTGAGTACGCGGCTGGAACTCATGCGGTAAGGATCACGAATACCGGTGCGGGCGGAACCTACTTTTATTTTGACTTTCTGGAACTCGCAATTCCGACAGATGCGTTACCGAACTTCAGTGTGACTCCGAAGACCACGGCGGCCACGGACTGGGATACGAATCACGCGCTGGCACTGGCACCGGAGCGCACGGCGTGGTTGATCGACACGCTCGGATTTCAAGGCAGGGCGAATCATTATGCCGGTGCCCTCTGGTTTTACGAGCTGGTGTGTCCCGCGAATCAGTACGCATCGGGCACGGCCACGTTCGCAGGAGTTCCAACATTCGGCGGGACTACGGAACTGGTGTTGGACGGGACCACAATCAGCCATTTGAACCTGATTGGCGATACTGCCGCGAGCATTGCCACGTGCTTCGCGCTGCTGATCAATCAGGGCTCGACGGCAGTATGGGCGACGGCTAGCGGAGCTACGCTCACCATCATGGCGCGGGTCCCTGGAAGCGCGGGCAACAGCCTGACCGTGTCTGCCACCACGGGGGATTCGACTTTCACCGCCAGTGTCAGCGCGACCACATTGACCGGGGGGACGGATGGCACTTGGCTGACTGACCTCACGGCCGTGCCGAGGCTCAACCGCGCAGCACGGGACTGGACGAGTAGTTTTCTGACGGCGCTTAGGGGATATGGGATCGAATCTACGGTCTCTTTCAGCATGGAATTGGGCAACGGCGACGATACGCCGACCGCGGGCATCGCCCAGTGCTATCCCGACGGAACCGCGGTGTGGGTAAATACACCCGCGCTGCAGACGAATTTCAGCCCCGCGAGCCTAGCGTTTTGGCAGCAAGTTTACCTGGACATGGCTAACCTCATGGCCGCCGTGGGTGTGACTCCGTACCTGCAATTCGGAGAAGTCCAGTGGTGGTATTTCGCCTCGGCCCAGTACGGGGGCATGCCATTTTACGATACCTACAGCACTAGCACTTTCCAATCGACGTATAACAAGGCTATGGGGATCATCACGAGTGAGGATGCCGACCCCACGCAGTATCCGGACGAATGCCAGTTTCTGCCGAGTCTCATCGGGTCATTTACCAGCTCGATCCGGGCGTTTGTGCATCAGACACAACCGGGGACGAAATTTGAAGTGCTGTATCCTCCGGACACGAATGATACAGCGCTGGACACGATCATCAACTATCCGGTCAACGACTGGACCCCGGCAAATCTATCTTGCCTGAAGACGGAGAACTTCACGTATACGGGAGACAGGGATCTTGACGCCGCCCGAACATCGATTAATCTGCCGGGGATAAATGGATTTCCGGCGTCCCGGAGCAGCCACCTTATCGGTATCGGCGACTACACGACGCCGTGGCAGCGCGAATGGAGTCTTACGCTGGCAGGGGGCGATGAATCCGCCGTATTGTTCGCGTTGGACCAGTTCTGCCTGATCGGATATAGTCTGCCTATAACGCCACCCACTCGGCGTTCGTGGTATATAGGCGGTTAG